CGATCATCTCGTTCGGCCGCAAGAACGGGAAGGGTCTGGCGCTTGACACACCGATACCGACGCCCGGTGGCTGGCGCACGATGGGCAGCCTGCGCGAAGGCGACCAGGTCTTCGCCGAAGATGGCACGCCGTGCTCGGTTCGATTCGTGTCGCCGGTCCACGTTGGACTGAAGTGTTGGCGGGTCACGTTTTCGGACGGCACGAGCGTTGTCGCTGATGAGCAGCACCAGTGGCTGACGACGCATCGATTCCGTCCGTGGGCCGGTAGCCGCGTCAACGGTTCTGGAAACGGAGGCCGGCGGCGCGTCGGAATCGTGACGACGCCGCAGATTGCGGAGTCGGTTTGCGTGGCGCGCAGTGACGGCGGCACGGAATACAACCATCGTATCGACGTCGCGGCGGCTGTTCAAACGGCGGACGTTGACCTTCCGCTCGATCCGTACCTGCTTGGCTATTGGCTCGGTGACGGGTCGACGGACGCAGCGAGGATCACTGCCGGCGACGAAGACGTGGCGCACGTTGTTGACGAAGTCAGGAAGGTCATCAACAGCGATCCGGTGACCCGTCGAGACAGAACGGCATGGACGGTCGGATTGACGTCAGGCCGCGGCGGCAACCGTGATGTAAAAGTGCAGTCCGTCTTGCGGCGGATCGGAGTGCTCGGGAACAAGCACGTTCCAGCGCAATACGCGTTCGCCGGGACAGAACAACGCAGGGCGCTGCTGCAAGGGCTGATGGATTCGGACGGGTCTGTCGCGAAGGCGGGCCGTTCCGGTGCCATGCGGTGCGAATACGTCACGACGTCGCAGACGCTTGCTGACGATGTGGCGATGCTCGCGCGGTCGCTGGGGTTGAAGGCGACGACGATAAACGACGCGGCCACCATCGATGGACGCGTTGTCGGTACAAAGCGTCGCGTCACGTTCACGGCGTGGCAAGAAGACGCCGTGTTTAGGCTTGCGAGAAAGTCAGCGCGGCTGTTGCCGCGACCTGATGGCAGGCGGCGGTCGGACAGTCTGCACATCGTTTCTTGTGAGCCGGTCGAGTCTGTCCCGACGCGGTGTATTCAGGTGGATAGCCCGTCGAGCCTGTTTTTGGCGGGCCACGGGTTCACTGCGACGCACAATACGGCGCTGGTCGCGATGCTGGTGCTGCTACACCTGGTCGGGCCGGAGGCAAAAGCGAACTCGCAGTTGTTTTCGGCCGCGCAGTCGCGCGACCAGGCGTCGCTGGTGTTCGGCTACTGCGCGAAGATGATCAGGCTCGACGCTGCGCTGTCGTCGGCCGTGACCATCCGCGACACCGCGAAGCAGCTGCTGGTGCGCGAGATCGGGACGACCTACCGGGCGCTGTCGGCGGACGCCAGTACCGCCTACGGTTTGTCACCGATCTTCGTGGTGCACGACGAGCTCGGCCAGGTGCGCGGGCCGCGCAGCGAATTGTATGAAGCGCTCGAAACGGCGACCGGCGCGCAAGCCGAGCCGCTGTCGATCGTGATCTCGACGCAGGCTCCGACCGATGCGGACCTGCTGTCGCTGCTGATCGACGACGCCAAGACCGGCGCGGACCCGCAGACGCGGCTGCACCTGTTCACCGCGGGCGAGGATCTCGACCCGTTCGGTGAGGCGGCGTGGAAGGCAGCGAATCCGGCCTACGGCGACTTCCTCAACCCGGCCGAGGTGCGGCAGACCGCGGAGACGGCGCGACGGATGCCGAGCGCGGAGGCGGGTTACCGGAATCTCATTCTCAACCAGCGCGTGAACGCGTCAAACCCGTTCGTTTCGCGGGCAATGTGGGACGGCTGCGCCGGCGACCCGTCGCCGGAAGCGTTCGAGGCAAACCCGGTTTACGCCGGACTCGACCTGTCGGCGCGGCAGGACTTGACCGCGCTGGTGCTGGCCGCGAAGGACGCCGATGGCTACTGGCACGTTCGGTCGCACTTCTGGGCGCCGCAGGTCGGCCTTGCCGATCGCGCGCGTCGTGATCGCGTTCCGTACGACCTGTGGGCGCAGCAGGGGCATCTCGAAACGACGCCGGGCGCGTCTGTGGACTACGCCTACGTCGCGCAGCGGCTAGGCGAGATCGCGCGGGAGTGCGATTTGCGTTGTATCGCCTACGACCGCTGGCGCATCGACGTGCTGAAGGCCGAGCTCGAGAAAGCCGGCATCGACGTGCCACTTGCGGAGTTTGGGCAGGGCTTTAAGGACATGAGCCCGGCGCTCGACGTGCTCGAGGCGGAACTGGCGAGCGGGCGGCTGCTGCACGGCGGCACGCCGATTCTGACCTGGAACGCAGCGAACGCGGTGGCAACGCGCGACCCGGCCGGGAATCGGAAGCTGGACAAGAGCAAGGCGACGGGCCGCATCGACGGCCTGGTCGCGCTGGCGATGGCGCTTGGTGTCGCCAGTTCCCGCATGATCGAAGTGGTCCCTGAGGAAACAATTCTGGTGCTCTGATGGCCTGGTACAACGAATCCCGCGTACGCCAGCCAGGCTCGGTTATCCTGCAATCGTGGATGGCCGCCGGCGGCGCCAAGGCACAGCGCCAGTCGCTGCCCTTGGTTCGCGCCGACGCGTCATGGGGCGGCCAGGACTGGAGCGACTGGGTCCGTGCCGGCCTGTCGTCAGCCGGTGTTGCCGTGACCGAGCAAACCGCGATGGCGGTCTCGGCGGTCTACGCCTGCGTCGGCTTGATCGCGGGCGCGATCGCCAGCCTGCCGGTGCTGATCTACCGGCGCACCGCCAACGGCGATCGCGAGCGCGTCGACCGGCATCCGATCTGGTGGCTGCTGAACGAGCACACCCAGTCGGCCGCGGAGCAGGGCACGACGGCGGCGACAATGTGGGAGTACCTGCTGACCTCGCGGCTGCTGTATGGCGACGCCTTCGCGCGCATCGACAGGGCGTCGCAATTCAGCGCGGACGTGCGCGGGCTCACGCCGTGGCACCCGCTGATGGTCGAGGTCCGCGAAGTCGATGGCATGGTCAAGTACTTCCTGACCGACGCCAACGGCAAGGTGCAGACGGTCCGCCCCGAGGACATCCTGCACATCACCGGGCTTGGCTTCGACGGTCTGCGCAGCCAGAGCGTGCTGCGCCACGCGCTGCGCAATCCGGCGGGGATCGCCTACGCCGCAGACGAGTACAGCGGGCGCTTCTTCCAGAACGGGGCTCGGCCCGACTTTGCCATCACAATGGCCGGTTCGCCGACGCCGGATCAGCTGGCGAACCTGCGCGCATCCTGGTCGGACCGCTACGGTGGTGCCTCGAAGTCGCACCTTCCGGCGGTGCTCACTGGGGGCATGGACGTCAAGCAGTTGACGATGTCGGCCGAGGACACGCAGCTGATCGAAACGCGCCAGTTCCAGGTCGAGGACATCGCGCGGGTGTTCGGCGTGCCGCCGTTCATGATCGGGCACACGGAGAAGACGACAAGCTGGGGAGCTGGCGTCGAACAGATGTCGATCGGTTTCGTCAAGTACACGTTGCAGCGACACCTGACCAAGTTCGAGCAGGAGATCAACCGCAAGTTCTGGCGGCGTGATACCGGCTATTTCGCCGAGTTCGCGGTGGAGGGGCTGCTGCGTGGCGATGCCAAGACCCGCAGCGAGTTCTACAGGTCGGCCCTGGGCGGCAGCGCGGGCCCGGCCTGGATGAGCACGAACGAGGTGCGCCGCCTAGAAAACCTGCCGCCGGTGGACGGCGGCGATACCTTGACGGAATGGAAGGCCAGCAATGGGCAATCGCAACCTGCTGCAGCTGCTCGCGCGTAACCGCGCAGCCCCGCGTCGCTTCGACGTAAGCGCCAACGCCGACGAGGCGACGGTCTACCTGTACGACGTGATCGTCTCCGATGAACTGACGGCGGAGTGGTTGGGCGGCGTGGCGCCGGAGTCGTTCGTCAAGGCGCTGAACGCCATCACCGCGAGTACCCTCCACCTGCGCATCAACTCGCCGGGCGGCGACGTGTTCGCGGCCAGGGCGATCGAGTCGGCCATCCGCGCGCACCCAGCGCGCGTCGTCGCGCACATCGACGGCTACGCGGCCTCAGCGGCTTCGATCGTTGCCGTCGCCGCGGACGAGATCGAGATCGCGAGCGGCGGCTTCTACATGATCCACAACGCCTGGACGGTGGCCTACGGCAACGCCAACGAACTGATGGACACGGCAGCGATCCTTGAAAAAGTCGACGGCACGCTGGCCGAGACCTACGCGCAACGGACCAAGCAACCTGTCGCGACCATCCGCGAGTGGATGGCCGCAGAAACGTGGTTCACAGGGGCCGAGGCCGTCGCCAACGGATTCGCAGATCGCCTGTACGAGGCGGCGCCGAAGGCGTCGTGGGATCTGGCGGTCTACAACCACGCGCCCAAGGCGCCGGCCCCGGCGAAAGCCGACGCTCCGGCGCCAACGGCCAGCAAGAGCAACCACGGGCACGCGGAGCGGCTATTCCGCGTGATCGAGGAGAAGGCTGCGTAGCGCGCTCCCGCGCACCAGAAAGCCGCCTTTGGGCGGTTTTTTTCATGAATCTACCGATGGAGACAGCATGAACGTCCAAGCTCTGCGGGAGCGCCGTAACGCCCTCGCCAAGGAAACCCGCGACCTGCTCAACAATAACCCCGGCGACAAGTGGAACGCCGAGTGCCAGGCGAAGTACGACGACTTCATGGCGAAGATCGAGTCCGTCGACGCCGAGATCAAGCGCGAAATCGATGCCGACGAGCGCCTCGGCCTCGAGGTCGCCGCCGAGCGCACCGCGAAGGTGACGCAGGACGCCAGCGGCCGCAAGGTCGACCCGCGCGCGCTGTTCCACAAGTGGCTGCGCGGCGGCGACAACGCGCTCACCGCCAACGAGTGGGCCGACATCCGCGCGACCATGTCGACGACGACCAACTCGGAAGGCGGCTACACCGTCCCGGTGGAAGTGTCGCGGCAGATCGTCGACTCGCTGAAGGCGTTCGGCGGCATGCGCTCGGTGTCCAACGTCATCGCGACGGAAGGCTTCGGCGACATGAACTTCCCGACCTCCGACGGCACGTCGGAAACCGGCGAGCTGATCGCGCAGAACACGACCGCGACCGGCGCGGACCCGACCTTCGGCGTGGTCACCATCACGCCGTACAAGTACAGCTCGAAGATCGTGGCGGTGCCGTACGAACTGCTGCAGGACACGGCGGTGGACATGGAAGGCTTCATCCGCCAGCGC